TTAATCTTATCGTGGTTGATGAGGCTCATGCTATTAACTATTCTAATCATCGATCTACATTCATGCGTATTTTGCGCCATTATAGAGAGCTCTACCCAGAGATGCGGCTTTTGGGCGCCACAGGGACTAATTTCAGATTCAAGGGGACTGAAATCGTTGGCGATAAATGCTTATTCAAAACTCAAGTTGGAAACATAACGACTGATAAATTAATTAAAGACAGCTATTTAATTGAACCAAAATTTGAAATCGATCCCCAATTAATGCTTGATTTTTCCAAAGTTAAAATTAAAAGTAATGGTCTATTCGATCAAAAAGAATTAGAAACAGTTGTTGAACAAAGCGCTCGGTTAACTGAACTTATTTGCAAACAAGTCGTTCACATCATGGAGTCACAAAAACGATTCGGAGTATTCTTATTTGCAACTACCAAAAAACATGCTTTTGAAATATTAAGCCATCTACCCGAAAAAGAGTCAGCAATTATCTTAGGAGAAACGCCGCAAGATGAACGCACGGAAATTCTCATGAAAGCACGCCAGGGAGAAATTAGATTTTTAGTCAATATCGCAATTATCAGTGTTGGAGTAGATATCCCGGCCTATGACACGATTGCCTATCTTAGACCCACAGAAAGCCTCGTATTGCTTATTCAAACCCTTGGCCGTGTACTTAGGTTATCCCCTTCGACAGAAAAATATAGTGCGTTAGTACTGGATTTTGCGGGCAATATTGAGCGCCATCGAGATTGGGACGATCCTCTATTGATTAAAGCAGTGAATCAAACTATTGATAATGATAAACCCCTAATCATTCAATGCCCTGCGTGTCAAACTTGGAATACTGAAAATGCGAGACGATGCATTGGACTTATTAATGAATTAAGGTGTGATTATTATTTTGAATTTAAGGAGTGCCCAAATCCAAAATGTACTATTAAAAATGATATATCGTCACGACATTGTCGTGTATGCGAGTTCGAGCTTATCGATCCTAATGAAAAATTAACTCTAGAATCAATAAAGCCTCAAAGTCATGAAGTACTCGTGCTCCAGGTGAAATTTAGAATATCAGGTCCCCAATCAGGGTTTAGAGTCAGCTGTGATTATGAATGCCTAGATGATGAAGGAAATATTATTCGAATTCATGAAGGATATTCACCAAGCAGCACTAAATCTCGCAATATGTTTTATGGCGAATTTGTTAGAAAACATTGTAAGAAATCCTCTGCATGGTTTATGCATTTGAATAATCGAGATAAAGTGAAAGAAATGCTAGAATCGGCCATCCCTCCGAATAGATTGCTTATTGCACCTTATGAAGATGGATTGAGGATAAAAAAGAAATTTTTTGATTAAGGATCAATAAAGGAAACAGAATGAATGACTTCACTAAAGATGAATTAGAAAATATATTAATGCATTTGCAAATATCTGTTGATGAAGATTCTATAAATATTTCTGGATTGTATTTAAAAATAAATGGCATGATTGAAAACTATTGTGTTCATAATTACATGAGAAATAGTAACAATTGTATTGATTGCGGCATTTCAGAATATAGATGCAATAAGTGCGGCTACGTTTCATATGAGGGGTTGGAATGAATGAGGATAAAAAAGAATTACACAGATTATACACAAAAATTCTTATTGAAAGTTATCAAAATAAATTTATTAAAATTTGTGAAGAAAATAAATTAAATCCAGAAGAAGCATTCGATATATTCAGGAATTCACAATTTTTTTTAATATATACCATATTGATGTCATTATTTGATTATAAAATTGAAAATAAATTATTTAAAAAATTGGTTGATTTATTTCTTAAGGATGCAAAAAATTGTATTTATAAGATTGTGGATGAATAAAATTAAAATACGAATCATTTAATTATTAATTATTAGGTTTATATTATGGCTTATCAATATTTGTTAATAGAATCGAATGACGAGGATCATCATCATGATTATAATTTTATTAAATTTAGATTAGCCGCGCATGTGAAGGCTGATTTTGAAGCTGATATGGATTTATTATATTTCTCTCTTAGATGTCCTCTCACGGAGGATATTTTATGTCAATTACAAGAAACGCAAATTCTTTACAGATATGTTGATTTTATAACAAGAGGAATAAGATGGGAAATAATTCGCTAGGCCTGATAATGCAGATAATCAGACTTAGTGGGTTTTTAGTAACTATTGAATACAAATAGATTAATGATAAGTTAATTAGGTTAAATAAAATTCTGTACAAATCCAGTTCAACAAACTGGTTCAGAATCAGACAGCTTTTTTGGATTATATTTATGCCTATTAGAAGTGTAATCGTACAAATAGGAAGATATCAATTCTTTAGCTCCTTCAAATCCCCAAGTAACGTGCGCTTCATATCCTCGGGCTACTTTTCGTTCTAAAAATTCCAATTGTTCTTTGGAGGGTTTATTTTTACCCACTTTTAATTCAATCCAAAGACCTCCTTTATGGTTCATTGGAAAGGCTAAGAAAAAATCAGCGACTCCTTTTTTTACTCCCATGCGCTTTAAAAGGCGCCCTTGTTGCACGGAGCATCGTCTTTCATTAGCAAAATGATGAAAGTCAGGAGCAAGCTCTGGAAATTGATAATTGAACCAATTAACGATGTTGATGTGATCGGCTTGTTCTGCGTGCATCATTTATGCCTGTCTTATCATGAGAGCCACATCTTTTGCTCGATCTCCAACTTGTTTCGCCCATTCGCTATTGAGCACTTCTTGAGCGGCCTTTGTAAAATCTTTTTCTTTTAGTGCAGTGATCATATTTGTAAATTCTAATAGTTTACTTATTCCTAGATTAAAATTCATATTAATTAATGCATTTTTAACATTGGGAGGTAGATTATCATACCAGTCGCAAATTTGTAGCTCAGAAAGGGTTTGCCTGAAATCATTTTGAAAGAGAAATTCCGCCTCATCCAACCGTATTCCGACCGTTAAATTTCTTCCCCAACCAATAGTTAAATGCCCTGTAGTGTCATAATAGGGAGTTAATTTTAAACCTTCACATTGTTTAATCCATGTTTGTATGTCGGTCATTATATAATCCCTAAAAATTAAGGCTCCCGAAGGAGCCTATTGAGATTAAGCAGGGGTTACTACTCGATACCGAACATATAATGTAACGGTACTGTCACCAGATGCAAAATCTTGAGTAGCATTCGATAGGTAGACTGCTGTATTTAAAACAGTTGCAGGAGCATTTAACGTAGCAGCACCTGAGCCATTAGCTAAATATCCACTAGCTGCAACACCATTGAGTGTGGCTGCTGCGATTGATGCTGATGCGGGCGATCCAGCACCGTGTGCTGAGTTACCGTATTGAGCTTGTATTGCGCCACCTGCCGTGTATTGAGTAGTCACAAATGCAATATCCCAAAGGATGCTGTCGATAAGAATGAGCTTCCCTGAGCCAGGGGCTGCAATTAATTGCACGGGCGTATCATAAAGCGCTTTGATTTGAGCAGCAGTCAAGGTCACTGTAGCAGTAGCGGCGACGTCTAAAGCTATTTGCGCATAATCAACAGCATTATTAGCAATTTTTGAGCCAGTTACAGCGCCTGAGCCAATGGTTGTGACACCTGAATTGGATATAGTAACATCCCCTGTTACCGCAACAGCTGCAGCAGCACCACCCGCACTACCTACTAATATATCAGCAGAGGCTAAAGGTATGGAGGTAACCCCAGCATTGGTAATAGCAACAAGTCCACTCATGGCAACAGACGCTGCGAGGTTACCTGAGCTACCTACTAATATATGAGCTGATGTTAATGGAATGGTGGTAACACCTTATTGCTACACTTCCAGTCATTGCCACTGGAACAGCGTCTCCACCTGCATTTCCTACTAAGATATCTCCAGATGCGGCTGGAATTGAAGTCACACCGGCATTGGTTATTGCCAAAATACCAGTAACTGCTGTAGGTGTTGCAACATTGGAAGCATTCCCTACAAAAATATCTCCGGAGGGTAAAGTATTAGATAAACCGCCATTTGCAGCGACTGAAACAAAAGCGTCAGTAGTAGCATCATAGGTAAACCATCCAATTAAATTAGTTGCATAATAGATTAAAACTATATCTTCAATTTCCCATTGCCACACACCGTTATTTAATAATTCAACAGTGGCTAATTGGGTGCTGAAATATCCTGCTGTGGTTATGACTGTAAGATCGTCAGTAGTCACGATACCAACAATATTAGGAAATAGATTAAATTCCCTTTTAATCGATGTAATCATTATTATCTCCGTATAAATTATCGGGTTCTATGTTTTAAATTTTTCCTTCTAATTCTATCTATATCATCCATACCTAAATAACCAACACCTTCAGCGAGCACGTCAGTTCTGACCCCGCATCTTCCTGCATCTCCACCTTTTTCTATCAACTCATCGTGACTCTCATACCTGAGACAATCCTCACGAATTTCTATCTTTTTTCTCGGTATGTCATCGTAAGCCATGTTAAGCTCCTTAGTAACAGTCCTTCTTCATTTTTTCTTTATGCTTTTTCTTTTCCTCTTTCTTTTCCATTGGCTTTCTTTTCTCAGGCATTTTCTTTGAATCTTTTTTCATGATAGTCCTTATTTAGTTTGAGTGGGTTGAGTTGTTGTGGTTTGAACCTTTGCATTAACCCATGACATCACATCATTGAGTGCTGCTGCAACTTCAGCGACAAAAGCCATCTGCATTTGTGGCTCATGAGCTGCAAATTGAGACTCTAGAGTCTTAATCAATTGATTAGTTATAAACGAAGTCAATAAACTCATTATCCTTTTCCTCCTCTTTTTCCACCATCAAGAATTCGATTGGCCTTGGCATCAATCTTGGCTTTTGAACTTTCAGAAAGTTTTCCTTTATTTTCCATTTGTGTGGCGCGTGCTTTGGCATTTTTTGCGTGAGCCTTATCTGGCATAGGATATTTTTCACTTCCAGGTAATCCAAAATCGGATTTTGGTAACTTATTCCGTTGTTTGGTCGTTAACTTCGCCATTATCTTCTCCATTAGATTGAGATTTCTTTTGTTCTTCAGATATCAAATAAGTCACTTCATTCAAATGCCCTGTCACTGTAAGGCAGTGATTTTTAGCTTGTTCTAATTGTTCAGTAAGTAATAAAACATTTTGACGTGATTTGTTGTATTCTTCGCGTAAAATGTTAGCTCGATCGTGTAATACCCTATCTGACATAGTAAATCCTTTTATCTACAATGAAATGAAACTTCTCTATAAATAACATAAATTAAAAAGCAAATAATTACTAGAGTCCGAATTTATTTTAAACAAAATAAAATCCTGAGCCTACAACTGTAAATTGGACACCTGAGGTAAAGTTAGTTGTTGCTAAAAAACCACTTCCTGCTGATGATAAAGATTGATATATATACATATATCCTGTGCCACCGGCATTTTGTAATCCAAGATATCCTGTAAAGGTTATCGCATTGGATAGGCAAGAACCAATATATCCAGTAGTAGTTCCTGCATTAATTGGTAGTCCATTTATAAATGCAAGACTTGATGCAGTAGTGAACGTAGGGGTAGCTACTAATGTAAATGCATAATAAACCGCAGCACCAATTCGTACATAAACTCCTGTCTGTGTTGCATAAACGACACTTAAATTTCCAGGCGATAAAAAGCTAAATGTCGGTGTCCAGTTTGTTTCTGCCACATAATTACTTAAGCTGCTTCCACCAAAATTAATACTCGTAGCAGTAGCTGCACCTAAAACCGGAGTTATAAGAGTAGGTGTATTAGCTCCCACGAAATTTCCTGTTCCTGTGGTGCCACTAAGTCCATTTCCGATAGGATTAATTGTTGTCATCACTTATTCCTTTATGAAGCTGTAAAGCCAGTGGTCACAAGAGAAAGCATGGCCCATGTAGTATTGGCAACAATTCCAATAAAAATCACTGAATCGGTATTGTTAGCGCTCGCAATGCTTGTTGTATAGGTATTACCAAATTGCTTCACGTTAGTTGATGCGCCTATATCAACGGTCCAGGCAGCTCCTTCACCTTGTACACCAATTTGTTGGCCTACTGCAAATGTGGTCGGTAATGTAACAGTGGTTGCAGAGCCAGATGTTAATACATATCCTACCCCAACTGCTGCACTAATTGAGCTACTGGCATTGGCAGCCCATGCTAAATCTTGTGTGGGAATTACTTGCCATGATGGAGGAGCACCACTATTAGCAGTTAATACATATCCTGCCGTACCATTGGCTAATATGGAAGGTATTCCAGTAGTTCCTGTAATTAATATCCCATTATCTGCGGTAGTTATTCCTGCAATAACATTAGCAGAACTTGAATAAAGTATTTGATTTATTGTGGTTGTTGCAGGATATGTGGCCGTAGACCATGCAGGTGTCGTGCTGCTTCCTGATAATAGAATTTGGTTAGCTGTACTGGTTCCTGACAAAACACCCATAGCACTGGCTGAGGAATAAATAATTCCTCCATTAGAGGCTGTCAAACTCGCATTAGAGCCTCCATTGGCTAAAGTTAATGGATTTGTAAGAGTTAGCGCATTAAATGTTGGCGAGCTCGTAGTGGTGAGCGCCTGATTAGCGACTGCATTAATTATTGACATTGTTCACCTCGTCCTTAAGAAACAGTAAATCCAGTTGTTATGGATGATCGAGCCACCCAGGTTGTGTTTGCTACAACACAAATGACCTCAATGCAGTCAAAAGCTTCAGCTGATGTAATGCTTGTACTGGCTGATTGAGTCAGAATTTTAATTGTTTGACCGATTCCAGGCTGCAAAATCCAACCTCCTGCGCCATATCCAACGACGGCAACGAGAGAGCCCGCAGGAGCTGTTGTTGGTAGGGTTATGGTTACTTGGCTTGCATCAGTAATATAATAACCTGTGTTAATTGCTGCAGTAATAGGAGAAGATGGGGCAGGCACCCAATTTAAAACTTGGGAAGGAATGTCGCTTAAAAAAGCAACGGTTCCATCAGCGTCTTGAAAGGTTACATTTCTTGTTATGGCTGTATTTGAAAAAAGAAAATTTGTTGAATGTTGTCCTAATGTCCCATTGTAAATAATAAAAGGTAAAGTTGGATTTTGTGAAATTAAAACGTGAGCCCCATTCCCTTTGGTATAATAAAAATAATCGATGTTAGTATCAGCACCTTCTGCAAACTGAGCAACAGGATACCCAGATACATTGGCTAAAAAAAGAGGATAATTGACGGCAGTAGGTCCGGCTGTATTCCAACCCATAATAATATTTCCGCTAATATCTTTTACACCGGCCGGACTTTGAAAATATCCAGTAAATCCAGGCCCATAATAATCCACACCATTGACTGCAATATTAGGAGTTGAAACACCGGTTGTTACCGTTTGTTTCAATATGCCACTTGCCAGAGTTCCTAAATTAAACGCATCAGGAAGACTGTCACTTGATGTATAGGTAACAAAGGGCCCTACAGTGAAGGTGTTTTCTTGTAACTGGGTCCATTGCCCAAGGACAGCGTCATAATATTCATAAAGCTGATCATCGGTATTAAAACGCAGACGATAGTTAATGGCAGTTGAAGGAGGCGGTCTATCGGCAGTACTTCCAGGAGGAAGAAAAGTCCAAGGATTATTGAACAGCACATTACCACCTGACAGCAAACCAGGAACTTGATCGTTATTAGCAATGTCACCGCCTGGTGTCATTTGGCTGAATTTAATCGTCTGAATTGGCGTTGTAATGGGCATCACTTATCCTTGTGATTGGTTCAATTAACCTTGAATCTGCCTTAACGACACTCCTACATAGGCTGATGTATCTGGAGTTATCATCTGAATCACATCCCCACCTCTTACATATCTCTTTTTGGGTTTAAATTCATTATATTGCTGCGTACCGACAGTTCCTAAAGTAGGAATGACGGGAGCAGCATTCATGCATACATAAACATTAGAGTTTGAGGTGTATTCAAAATAAGCTTGATATTGACTTGTTGAAGTTCCTGGGACTGTTGCTGTCAATGCCGAATTACTGCTTAATCCAAATTGAAAAGCAGTATCACTAAAGGGCATCGTTTCAATATAGTTTGCATTGTAAGCTATAGTCACTTTTATACTCCATTATGATGTTATTCAAACCTAGTATGGTGTTATTCAAACCTAATGCATTTCATCATCAGAGCAGTTTGCTGGACGATGGATACGGCATTTCCAAGACCTTTATTAAAGTTACCAAGACCTGATGTGGTGCCAAACACGTTTCCGGTCGAGCCAGATTGGTAGGTTTGATTCGCACCATTAGTGGTCACACAAACACCCACCGTGTTCGGCATATTAGCCCCAGTTAGGGTCACTGTGGCAGCCCCTCCACTTCCTCCAACGCCATTTAAGGTCGCTCCAAATAAAGAGCCGCCTAAGCCTGCCGTCACAAAATCTTGTAAATTAGGGACATTAAAGGTAGTACTTCCATCTCCATTGGCATAACCAAAGAATCGAACTGGAACTGTTCCTGAGGCTGTCGCAGCTGCTGACATTGTAATCGTGGTACCTGAAATATTAGAAATTGTCGTTGCGGCGGGTATGCCTGTTCCTTCTATGAACATACCAATGCGTAATAAGGCCGCAGAGCTTACGGTGAACATATTTGACGTGGAAGTAAGGGTAACCGTCAAAGTCATCGTTAAGGCCTGATAAAGCAGGTTATACGTGATTCTAGAGTATGCTGTGCCATCGCACAGTAAATAATGAGCTGGAACTACAAATCCCGCAAAGTCGATGATCCCACCTACAGACATAATAGGGTATGCGGTATTGTAGGTGTGATCAATTTGGCGATTAATCGAATCTTGCTCGAAAGCCGGTGTAAAAGGCTCATCTTGTACGATTAATTGAATGCTTGTGACATAAATATTAATATTGCTCGGGAGCATTAATCGATATTCTATATAGGCGTTAGGAGGTGTGTTTGAATTAGTAGTGGCCGGTAAAACCCCATAGCCAGTATATTCATTCCATGATTCGTCAATAATCTGAGGTGATAGAACTTCAGCAAGTGTAGCCCCTTGAGAATCAAATAACGTAGCACTGATTGTATTCGATACCCCGACTAATTGTGCCGTTATTGTAGTAGATACTGTTTTGTTCGCCCAGAGCATGCCATTTTGTTCGAATCTTTGGCTTAAATACACTTCCCCAGCATCCCATCCACTTAAATTTAATTCCAGCGCATAGGGCGCATTTGAGGGGTTCATGTTGCTGTTGTTCAATGCTATTTGATTCAGTGTGACAGAGCCAGTTCCACCTAGATTTAAAAACCATCCTGGTCCAATTTGAATGGGAGCGGGATCGGTTCCACTGATTGTTAATGGGGAACTAAAGTTCACTAAAGCAAATTGGGGATTGGTAACTTGATTGCTCGTTGAAAATTCAGTCATGTCAATCGGTGGCGATTCTCCTCCTGTAGGCATGTAGTTGTCTACTTCATAAACAAGTGGCGCTGCTTGAGTATTTCCTTGTCTGAATTCTAATCGGTATACAACATCTGGAACGAAATAAATGTCTACTGGCAAAGTACCATTAGCTAGAAATTGGATTGGGTTTGTCCAGGGATCGGATAAGTTGATATCGTGGTATACGGGTAATGGAGTATAGGGGATAGTATTTTGCAAGACGAACAGATAGAACGTATCGTCAAATAGTTGTCCCTGTAAATCAAATTCAACCCATATAGGATTAAATCCGCGTACTCCTAGCGGCATGTCAAACACTCCCTGTGTTTCTTTATTTACACTATAGCATGAGTTTTTGTGGTTGGCTAAGGTGTTTGCTTTATTGATTTCAAAATATCTGAGATTGCGCGGGCACCGACTGAGTTTTCGAATTGGGTTTGTTTTTGGGTTGGTGTGGGGTTAGAACCACCTTTTCTTTATGTTTTAAAGAAAGAGATGTTTTCTTATATCCAGTTTCTGGACTAGTGTTAAATCTTTATCCAGTTCAATTTTTATACGTTTCTGGACTAGTGAGCACATTCTAGTCATCATGCTTCCCTTGCTAAATTTGACGTTATTGGTGAGTCCTCTACGAGAAATAATTCTCAGATTTTCGAGTAGATTTATTGATTCAAATATTGAACTTCTAGAGTATCCGGTTATAGCAGATAATGATTTTATGGAGTAAGGAAATGGCTTGTCGTTTCTTATAAGAAATCCCAGTAATCTGTAGAATATGATTTTCTCTCTTCGCTTTAGATTTAATTTATTGCATGCTAAAGAAAAAACTCTAGAATTAATTGATTTTGATTTTTTAATAGCCATGAGGTAAACTTGTCCCGTGTTGTTCGTGGAAGAATTCACATAGCCATACAGTCTTTGCAGGACTGTATGGCAATCATATCTTAATGCAATTGATTATCTTTTCATAATTTACTTATTCGAAATATCTTTTCTTTTTTAGCGGTCATGCTATATAATCCAATGGTGTTGTTAAGTAAAAGCCGGACATATGGGCTGACACCCGTTCGGCTTGCTTTATCTAATTCATTGTCTTACTTAATCATAATACCCTTTTAATTTTATTGGCCATGAATTATTAATCGGCTGGTATCTCTTAACGCTATACCCCTTCATCTCTGACTTCCTCTAAAATGCATGATCGACATTTACTTTAATCTCCATCCATGCTCAATTCCTGATAAATTGAGCCAATCTGTAATTTCTTTAATTGATTTTTTACCTAAATTTGGAATGTATAGAAATTGATGTGCGCACAAAACTAATAATTGATCCAATGTTTCAATTCCTCCTGCAATTAAGCAATTAGTCGTTCGCACAGTGAAACCAATATCTTTAATCAATGTATCTTTTACCGAGTTACTATCATCGGGATTGATTGTTTTATTTGATTCCATCAAGCTTTCATACGCTTTAGGAATTGGGTCTGGATAGCAAAAATAGAGAACTTTGTGACCAACAAGTTCTTTCTCTATATCAAATTTATGTTCCCAATCTTTCCATCCATTATCCCATTCACCTAGAGTTAAATATATCTCCCCTCTCTTTTGCATATAAATTGCAAGAAGTATGCAGCAGCAGGATAATATTGGTTGATGATCTTTAACTGAATACCACTTCATTTAATCTCCCTTTTTTAAATGCTTGTTTTTTACTCATCAATTGGTCTATAATCAATGAAATTCTCAGGGAGATCATATCATGACGGAAGAAGAGATAGCTAAAGACAAATATCTTGATCATGAATTACGATTAAGAGAGAGGGAAATAGAATACAGGCAACTTAATAGAAAGATTGATTTTGTTATAGGCTCATGTGGCGCAATATTTACTGTAGCGCTGATACCTGTTTTTTTGCATG